ATTCAGATGTCAATACAAGACTTAAGCAACTTGCAGTTACGGTATCAAACCTAAGAGCAGATAGTTTTATAGGGTTTTCAGGTGATGCAATTTCAAATTCAGCGTCAGGAACAATAAAGGTAGTTGGTAATATTGCAACTCAATCTGGTTTAACTCCTTCAAAAAAATACTATGTTCAAAAGGACGGTACAGTAGGTAAGGCAGCAGATGATCCAAGCGTAGTAGCTGGAGTTGCTTTAAGCTCTACAACGATACTTATTAAAGGTTAAATAGGACAATAAACTAACTGGCACATAAAATATTTCCCGTAGATAGAAATCGGTTATACTTTAAAAGTCGCAATGATTTAGTGAATTTAAGTTCATCAGAGAAACTAGTGTTTATAGCATCCTTTGTATGGATGTTGAATTGGGGTGTCCGTCTAACACAATCCTTCTTTAATTATGCTTTATCTTGAAACAACAGGGTATAATTACAGCAAGCAACGCTGTGAACGGATCGTGAATTGGTTCGTTAAGACACACTTGCCTCGTCACAAGATCACTATTAATATAGAGCATCTTGGTTTAATGAGACAGGGTGTGTTTGGTTGGATGTGGGCATCTGATTGTGATTACAGACCTCGTGAATTTGAGATTGAATTGCATAATCGTATGACACCAGAGAACTACACAAAAACCCTCTTACATGAGTTGTGGCATGTTTATCAGCATGTGAAGAATCAACTTAAGGATAAGTATAACAAGAGGTTGTGGAGGGGTATAGACCACTCTGACACTGCTTATGCAAAGCAACCTTGGGAGAAGGATGCTACCAGAATGGAAGAGATATTATACAAAAAATATACTTCCTATTTGACAAAATCTAACCTTTCCATCTAAAATTATGAAAACCGCAGTTAAAACTGAATTCATTTGTGTAAAACCAAGATCGGATTATGCACATGAAATGTTTGAGAACTCTATGTATAAATTACATTCATGTAGAGTATCATGGAGAAGGAACGGTGAAGTTGGTCTTGAATCAATTACTAACCGTTATGACTTTACAATTCGTGAATCAGGTGATGATGATTGGGAAGTCATTAAATGATTAAATAACTATAGAAATGGATGTAGCAATGTTTGCTGTTCTTATCGCTGGACTGATGGAGTGCTCTGATATTCAGGGTATTATAGAGACTGTTAAGTCGGATAGGAAATTATCCTCTGAAGCTAAAACAGAAATAGTTGAAATACTACTTCAAGGAACCCCACAATGTGAATTAAATGAAGGATCAGAAAACACTTGACGACAATGAAACCCAACAAGAAAAATGGGATCGTGGTAAGACTCTCTTTCTTGAATCTATTCATAAACCTGACCACCAATTAAGATCATGTGCTCATAATCAGAAATGTTATAATGAGTTAATGGAAATAAGAGAACAGGTGATTGAAATAGTAAGAGATATACCTAATCCATATACTCCACCATTAGAATTTGGTAAGAAGAATAATCATATAGAACCTACAATTACAACACCAAATGGTGAGATTAGTGAAACTTTAATGAGTGGTGCATTGGGTGATTATTATACAGACAAGAGAGAATACTAGGCATAAATTTTTGTTAAAATGTATCAGCAAATACAAACACAATTTGTATAAATATTAGTAGTCACCGAGAGGTACATTAAGAGGAACTAAATGCATTAAAGGTCTATATTATGTTCTATTGTAGTTTAATGGAGTAGGTTAATGCACAACTTAGTATCATATAACCAATTAGCAGGAGAGACTAATTTCGATCCTGAGAATGATTTAATCGCAGATTATTACGAGTGTTTAATCGAATGTGATGAAAGTCAGTCAGTTTGTAAACGCATATGTAAGGAGGTTTTAGTTTAAATTAAGTAAACCTTAGATTTAAATAAAATGCTAACACACTCACATCCACCTTAATTACTTTAATAACAAATAATCCATTACCCACTTGACATTTAGTTGAGTGGGTTTTATACTGTAAACATGAAATATACCAGCATACATACATCAGATGCAATGGAGCAGATGAACAATCCTCTTAGTCCTATTAAGATGGTAAGAGAAAGTTATTCAAGGTACTTGCAGAAGCATTTTACCGAAGTACAAGTACAGTTTATGGATGAGGAACCAGCATGGATACCTTATGAAACTCTTTTGGCAATGCAACAATCTAAAGGGGTAATATAAATGAGATGGTGGAAAGAGTGGATAGATAGTTTTAATAATGTAGTAGAATTGCCTGACCCTTTGATTACAGAATTGCACTCAAAGGGTTATTCTTATGATGAGGAGAAAGAGTGGTGGGTTCGTGTATGGAGTACTGATACTCTAGACGGTAAAGAAGAAGTATTAGAAGTATATAAGAAAGAGGATGATAAGTGGAGACAGATGATGTATGGTAAGGATGGTGAATTGTTCTATGAATCTGAGGTAACTAACTATGACTGACAAAATGGATGTAAACAGATTAGATGCTCAAAGAAAAGAGTTGTTATCATTACTAAAGACTTATGCTTATAAAAAGGGTGAATATACCCTCTCATCAGGAAAGAAGAGCGAGCACTATGTGAATTGCAAACCTGTTACTTTAAGTGCTAGAGGTATTACACTTGCTAGTCTTTTGATGTTAAAGGAAGTTGATACTCCTTATGTTGCTGGTCTTACATTAGGTGCTGACCCTCTAGTGAGTGGAGTGGCATTAGTATCTGCTCTTGAGAATAAAATGGTAAATGCACTGATTGTAAGAAAAGAAGCAAAAGGTCATGGTACACAGGCATGGATAGAAGGACTGTTACCACCAGAGAAAACAGAGATAACAGTATTGGAAGATGTAATTACTACAGGTGGTTCTGCTGTTAAAGCAGTACATAAACTTCGTGATGCTGGTTATGTTGTGAATCGTATTGTAAGTATTGTTGATAGACAAGAGATATGTGATAAATGTAAAACAGGTGAAGCAGATGATTTAATGAAGAGGGAAGGATTGGAATTGTATAGTATATTTAAGTTACAAGAGCTAGCAGGTAAGTTTATCTAAATGCCTAGAATGAATAATGAAACTAAATTGGTGTTTGCTTTAGAACACATTGCACATCTTGAGGACTTAATTGAGGGTAATGATTGGGAAGATTTTCTCTCACAATCCTTGTCAACACTGAAGTTTGAGTTTGAGAGGCAACTTAGATTAGAGGAAGATCGTAAGTCGTAGTATAATAAATATCATCGAGTAGCAAATTTGATACAATGGCAACTATCACTTTAGAGTCACCCGATGGAACAACTGAAACATTTGAATGTGATGAAGATACTTTTATTTTAGATGCATTAGAAGAGGCAGGTTTAGATCATCAATCATCATGTAGATCAGGTGCTTGTTCATCTTGTGCTATGAAAGTTGTAGAAGGAAGTGTTAATCAAGAGGAACAAACTTTTCTTGATGATGACCAAATGGAAGAGGGTTATGTACTTACATGTGTTGCCTACCCTACATCTGATGAAGTTAAGTTACTCACAGAGCAAGAGGAAAATCTGTTCTAAATATTAGGTTAGTACAATTACTTATTTTATTTTGAAGGACAAGAAAGCAGCAAAGAAGATTATTAGACTTGCAAAAAAGCATCCAGACTGGTATACTGAAGAAGATGTTAAATATGCCAAACAAGTGAGGTGGCGTATTAAGCAAGAAGAAAAACTCAAAAAGGAGTCAAATGACTAATAGAGAATACACTGAGAAAGAGTATTGGGAAGGTAAAGTTCCTGATGAACTATTTGATGAGTATCTTCAGAAGTATGGTTATGAATATACTCCTACTGACTACCACAAAATCCCATCAAGGTATTAATTATGGCACTATCTGAACAAACACTAGATCATTTACTTGAAGCAGAAGGATGTATCCGATCAGCAATTAAATGTGCTGCGGTGAATGAAAATCCTTTGGTTGTCACCCAAATATCTAAAATATTATATGATTTGGATCATCTTAAGCAGTTTGAGAAATTGCAAGATGTTATTGAATCTCATCTGAATAATAGTGACGAATGATTGCGGAACTCTAAAGAGATTCTTAAATTTATAGATAAATCATATAACTATGTTAGAATATTAACACATTCCACCAAAAGCTAATGATTAACCTAGACGAGCGATACCTATCCTACTTAGATGGTAGTAAGAAAATGAGAATAGATGGTATAGAAGAAAAGGTTGAGTCTTATGGTTGGCACTGTGATGGTAATGACATTAAGGGACATTATGTAACGACAGAGAATTATAAGTTGTTCTATAATATGGAAGGATTGTTCACTAAGATGGTGGCACTCAGAGAACTGGCACAAACTATTAGGTGAATGAATCCTTTTCATGTATAATAGGTTTATTGACAAAATTAAAATGAAAATAGCACTTGCAGCGTTATTGGCACTCACTCCTGTTTCAGCAGTTGCGAGTCCTGTTTATACTGGTAATGATTCTCAACCAGGATATTCTAATCAAAGAAGTTGTTTTAAGACAGAATATAGAGAGGAGTATATTCCAGGAACAGAAGATAATCCTGGTTATGTAAAGTCATGGAAGGATACTGTTGAAGTTCCTTGTGATGATGTTAATCCAAATATAGGGTGGAGAAGCGATAAACCTTATGATTATAAAAGACCAAATAGACCATATTATCGTAGGCATGTAACTGTCTATGAGGATACTAATGATTGTTCCGAAGGAACTATTGCTGGTGGTATAATAGGTGGAGGATTAGCAACAGCAATATCAAGAGGTAAAGACCAATGGTGGGCAATTCCTACTGGTATTGTGACTGGTGCAATGATTGGATGTGATATTGATGGTGGTTGATTATGAGCAAAGAAATTCCTACTAAAGATTATATGCAAGACGGATGGGACTCTGGTCCTATTGGTTGTCATCCTTATAAGCGTGGTAGTAGGCATAATAAGATAGGTATGTGGATTATGTACATTTTCTACGGTATAATTACTGTTCAAATTGTACATCTTCTTACAGTACTTCCTTGGAT